CGTAGCGGTCTACTGCTGCATAGCAGGAGTAGCCGGTGCATTTGCTAAGTTAGCAGAACTTACAACTGGGTTGACTGGCAAAACAATGTCTCTTGCGAACGCATGGAATGTGATGTATTCGTCTTTCAAGAAGTTGTCTTTTGTGGGACAGATGAGTGTGATGGGCGGTCTTATTGGTCTTGCTGGAGTTCTTGTTGTAAAACTCGCTCAATGGTCGGCTTCGCTTTATCAGGTGTCAGCAGGGCAGCGAGTGCTGAATGAGGTTCAAGAGGAAGGCAAGCGCAGAGCTATGGAGGAGCAAGAATCCTTGAAGAGTTTGCACAACGTGATGCACGATACTACAGCCTCTATGGATCTTCGTCGTCAAGCTATGGAAAAGCTGAATAGCGCTATTCCTAATCTTAACGCAAAGATTAACTCGGAGACAGGAGCTGTTCAAGAGAATACTAAGGCTTGGGGGGAAAACTTCAAGCGTTTGCAGAGTTTCTATGAGTTGGAGGGTGCACGTGCTAAACTTGCTGAACTTGGACGTAAAAAAGTTGATGCTATCCTTAAACTTCAGCAGAAGGAAGAAGCGTATGCCAATACTAATGTAAATACCTTTTCCGGTACACCTAACCCTACACATCCTCTTGACTCGAAAAAACTTGCGAAGTCTTCGAAAAATTATTTTGGAGCAACACCAGTTACTTCCAGCGGCGCAATGGTGGCTGGTCAGGCATCAGGTGCTGCCGGACAAGCAGTGCAAAAGTCTGCGGCAGAGTGGGCGCGTAACAAAGCCCAGCGTGAATATGATGATATTGTTGCGCAAGAGGAAGCGTTATATAAAAAATTTGGAGCAAAACTTGTTGTTAATGGCAAGAAAGTTGGCGGGAAAGGTAAAAAAGTTGGTGGTGGCAACACTGGTTCCGGTGGTAATCCTAACCATGATGAAAAGAACATAGCAAAAGACCGTGCCAATGCGCTTATCGCCAACATCAAGGCTTTCTATGAGGAACAAATGCGCAAATACCTGGAATGGGTTGCTCAGATGAACGCCGATGGCGAAAAGATTAGCGAAGGACAACAGAAGGAACAGTTGGATTATCTGCAATCGCAAATGGATCGTGCTCTTGGTACGGCTCGCCAGTCTATCGCTAATCTTGGCGATGGCTGGAAAGAGTTTTATTCCCACATGGATGAGGATGTGATGGTTTACGATGAGGAAACTTCTAAGCAACTGCTCGATTCGATTGGCAAAGCGGATGTTGGCGAACTTCATAAGTTGTTCACCAAACTGTCCGGCGACCTCTCTCGCGAAAACAATAAAACTCTCGCAGAAAACCTCGGCGCATTGCTCGACCAGATATTTGCCAATGGCTCTAAGGAATTGCGCGAGGCAGCAGAGAAGTTGCTTGCCCGTCAGCGCGAGATACAGAAGATTTTGAACGAGCATGACTATACAGGTGCTGTTGACCGTAACACCCGTAGCAATTTCGACCGCTTAGGTTTTCTTCAGCCAGCCGAGGACGTTCGTACCGACTCTCCCGAAGGCCTTGAAAAGATGAATACAGCTTTTGACAAGTTGACCACCAAGGCACGCGAGTCTATTACCGTACTGTATAGTCTCAATCCGGAAAGCGAGGAATTTCAGAATCAGTTCCTCCAGTTCCTGTCTGTAGCCAATGAGGGCTTCGATTTTTCAAAACTCTCGGCGCAAAATCTCAAGGCTCTTTATCTCGAACTGATAAAGTACAACGACGAATACGAGTCGGCAAACAAGAAGGGAGATGACGAGCGCAAGAAGCTGAATGATTACGCTTGGTCTAAGACTGATTATTATAAGAACTACCAGAAGGCTCTGCCTGGTGCTGAGCAGGAGGTGGCTATCAAGGGCAGTTATCGCAATGCCGGTCAGCGTATGGGTATGGAGTCGGTGTTAGCATCCGATCCTGAACTTGAACTTATGAAGGCTCGCATGGAATTTGCTCAGCAGTATTACACGTTCATCGAAAAGCATAACGCCACCGAGCAGCAGCTTGCCGATGCCCGAAAGTCAATCATGGCAGAACAGGCTAACTATGCAAAGAAGCTCACGGGAGATATGTTTGAACAGTACAATTCTCTTCTTACTTTCATGGGACCGTTGCAAACCTTTGGCGAGTCAGTAGGCGATGCTTTTGCAACTATGACCGAGAACGCAGCCGAAGGACGCAAGGCATTGAAGACAGCCTTAAAGCAGATGATAAAAGCGTTTGCCACCAACACTTTGCAGATTATTAGTCAACAGCAGATAGACCGTGCGCAGACCACGGCTCACTATACGCAGTTGCTCCTTATGCAGCAGGCTTTTGCGCAAGCAAAACTCCAAGCAGAGGTCGCTAACGGAACAGCAATGATTGGTGCGCAGCAAGCAATCAATTTGACCGAGGAACAGCTCGAAGGTGTTCACCAGCAAGTGATGGCAGCCCTTCGTTCGGCAGGTATCTTTGGATGGTGTGTCAGCACTCTTGGTCCTATTGCCGGTCCTATTGCTTATAGTGCAATGATGGCAACTCTCATGGGCTTGCTTAATTTCGCTATCAGCAAGATAGGTGGCAGCGACAAGTCTAAAAACGAGAATGCCAAGGGAAAGAATACTAAGGTCGTTTCTGGTATGCTCACCTATGATTCCGGCAACGTGCAAGACCTTCGTCCGTTCGTCGGCAACGATGGTGGTCTTTATTGGGCAACCGAGGACAGCAAGCCCCACAACGGTGTGTCGCTCCTTACGCATCCAACCGCCACCACCATCAACGGTCATCCCTCGTTGGTAGCCGAGAATGGTCCCGAGTTGGTAATCGGACGCGAGACAACTCAGGCAATGATGATGAACAACCCGCAACTGCTCAAGGCTCTCGTCAATTATGACCGCAACTATTCAGGTCGCCGCGCCTACGACGCTGGCAATATAGCCGAAACAAGCCCCACAGTAGCCGCAGGAGCTTCCGTAAGCGACGAAATGGTGTCTTACCAAGCAAGCACCAATGTCGCCCTTCTGCAAGCCGTAAACACGCTCTTGCAGCGCCTGGAGCAACCTATCGAGGCAAAGATTGATATGTATGGCCGTGGCAAACTCTACGACAGCATGACAAAGGCTAATCAGTTTATGAAGAACAAATAGCCTTCCGCAAGCAGCAAAGCATTTCCTTGCGCTATCTTTCGCAATTAGCGAAGCATTTATCAGGTCGTCGCGCCGTTAGGCGAGGCGGCCTTTTCTTTTGCACTTCACTCGCATTTCTTCCACTTTCTTACTTGTTCAAGAATAAACTTTTGTCCCCAAAAGTCCAAAACAGCGAATTTCCGTAACTACCTAATAATCATGGACTTTATCTAAAGTCTACTCATTAAAAGTCCAAAAATCTACTAATTAAGGCTACTACCTTATATAAATTTCGCCAATTTCCTTTCTTCCCTATTTTCAAAACTCCCCAACCTTAACAATATAGTTAGTAGCATTAACGCCTATGGCGTAAATAGTTGACTTTTAATAGGTTATAGGATAGGAAAAAAGGCAGACAGCGGACGAAAAACGCTCTAAAAAGCCTTATTTATACTATTCTTTATATATTTTTTGTCTTTTGCGCTCGTATAGGTATATAAAAAATTACCCCATTTTTAAACTTTTAATAGATAAGTATCGGAAAATCAGAAAGTTAAATCACTTTTTGAAAAATTCATTGGGCGGTCACGAGGTGGATTTTGGGTGGACAGCAGAAGCGTTTTTTAAAATTACGAACTTTTCATTTTTCGACATTTTCTGAAAAAATGGACTCGAAAACTAAAAACTGGACTTTTAAAGGCTCAAAATTTCAGAGATGGATTTCGTTGTTGAAACATTCAAACAATAGACAGTATTTACTGATATTAAATAAAAGTTAATAACAATAGCAAGAATTGGTTAAATCAATTATAATTATTAAATTTGCAACGGTTTTATCAATCATATAATAATATGTTCGACGAGATTTGCTCAGTTTATAAAGAGTCTACCGATGCAGAAGGACGTTTTGTTGATAGAGAAACGGGCGAGTGCATTCAGCAGATGTCTATCCGCGAGTTTTGCTTGACGGACAGATGGAAGCCGTATGTGCAGCGGCTGCGTGCCATGCGTCAGGAATTTGGCAGTATGGCAAAGAAGATGCCTGAGTACATCAAGACAAAGAAAATGTTGCCAGGTGCAACTCTTAGCGGACTGTTTGCTCTCTATGAAGACGACAGTCTTACCCATCCTGGGGAGCGTGTCATGGGTAGCCGACGCGAGAGCCATCTGAAGCAACATACGCAAAGCGCACGCGACCGATAT